ACAGAGATTGCAGACACACCTCTATCTGAAATAACAATTAGAGATCTTGCTGCAATCATGTTGATGAAACCAGTAAGTGCAAGACCATGGTTAAATGATTTGATTAAACAAACAAAAAGTGAAATATGAGTATAGTACTTCCTACAAGTAAAGTAAAGGCTGAAAGACAGAATCCCAAGAGAATGGTTATTTATTCTAAGCCTAAGACTGGTAAAACAACTGCTTATGCCGGTTTAGAGGATAATTTGATTCTGGATTTAGAGAATGGTTCTGATTATGTTGAAGCATTAAAAGTAAAGATTAGTAATTTACAAGAGTTATTGGATGCTGGTAAAGCTATTAAAGCTGCTGGAAATCCTTATAAATACATTACTATTGATACTGTGACTGCATTAGAAGATATGATACAACCACTTGCTATTAAACTTTACCGTCAAACTCCAATGGGTAAAAATTATGATGGAGACAATGTAACTACATTACCAAATGGTGCTGGATATTTATATATTAGGCAAGCATTCTTCCAAGTTTTAGATTTTATTGATACCTTAGCTCCCCACATTATTTTATCTGGTCATATTAAAGACAAGGTAGTTGATGATAAAGGAGAGATGGTAATGTCTGCAAATATTGATTTGACAGGTAAAATAAAGTCTCTTATTTGTGCTAATGCTGATGCTATTGGCTATATGTATAGAAAGGGTAATAAAACTATTTTGAGTTTTAAAACTAATGAAGAAGTTACATGTGGTGCAAGACCAGAACATCTCCGAAATGAAGAGATAGTAGTAACTGAAATGAATGAGAAAGGTGAATTGGAGTTTCACTGGGATAAGGTTTATGTATAATAACAAATAAAATAAAAACAAAATGGGATTAAGTACAACTGACTTAGGAACAGGTGGCAGTGGGCTACCTAAAACAATTTCTCCAGGAAATCATGTATTAAAGATTAACATGATAGATCTGGAAGACTTTAAATTTATTGATGGTGCAAAACATTTGATTTTGCATGTTGAAACAGAACCTATTGAAGGTTTTGAAGGTTTTGCTCTTGATAAAGATAATCCTGAAAAGGGTCATTATGCTGGTCAAATTGGTAGAGTAAAAGCAAGCCAGTATGCATTTGCAGATGGAGTAACTAAAACTGGTATTAATATTCAGAGAGATAGATCTATATTGATCTTTTTACAGAGTCTTTGTAAAACTCTTGGTATTAATGACTGGTTTACCGGACAAGATGGTAAGCATGATACTATTGAAGACTTTGTAGATGCATTTAATGCAAGTGCACCTATTAAGGATAAGTATCTTGAGTTCTGTATTGCTGGTAAAGAATATGAAGGTAAAACTGGTTATACAAACTATGATATGTGGTTGCCAAAAGCAGATAACAGAAAATATGCATTTGGTGAAATAGAGGAAGGAAAAGTTATTACTTTTGATGAATCTAAACATTTGAAAAAATTAGAGACAAAAGAAGTAAAAAGCTTTGGAGATGATGATTTCACAACTCCACCTAAAACATCTTCTGACTTCAGCCTAGACTAACAGTTATAGGGGGAGTTAGAAAGGGCTTCCCCTTAATTTTTAAACTAGGTAGTATGATTTCAACAAAAAATTTAATTACTGAAATTGAGCAGGTTCCAAAAGAGTGGATCTTTGAGTATTATCTAAACCTCAAAGAAAAACTAACAGGTCAAGATGTAAAAATGTTATCTGCATTTAATTCAAAAGACAAGGTTCCCTCTATGTTTGTATATTTTGATGTTAATTCTAGAAGTTATAAGTTTAAGGATTTTTCATCTGGTTATCAAGGTGATGGTATTGAAATGGTAAAAAACTTATTTAATTTACCTACAGCAGGTCATGCAATAAATAGAATAATTCTTGATTACCAACAGTTTCTTAGAAACAATGATGTATATATTGCAGAACCTACAATGTTCCATGATAAGTATAAGGTTGTTGATTATGAAATGAGACACTGGACTAACTTTGATCAGACATACTGGATGAGCTTTAAGATTGGATCTAAGATGCTTGACAGGTATAATGTAGTTCCGCTGGCTTTCTTTACTATGAGTAAGACTGAAGCTGATGGTAGTATAACTTCTCATACATTCAGAAGATCTCATACTTATGGTTACTTTAGGAATGATGGTAGTTTGTATAAGATTTACATGCCTAAAAGTACTCAGAAAAAGTTTATCAAGGTTGAGAACTATATTCAAGGAACAGACCAATTACAATATAACTGTAAGTATCTGATTATTACATCTTCACTTAAAGACTTGATGGCTTTCAATAAACTAGGTATTAGTAATATTGAAGCTATTGCTCCAGACAGTGAGAATACTATGATCGGAGAAAGAGCTATTGGGGAGTTAAAGCTTAAGTATAGTAATATTATTGTCTTATTTGATAATGATGAACCTGGTGTTAAAGCTGCTGAGAGATACAAAGAGAAGTATGGATTTAGCTATATATTGCTGCCAATGGAAAAGGATTTATCAGATTCAGTAAAAGAACATGGTATAGATAAAGTTAGAGAAGTATTATTTCCATTATTAAAACAAGCATTATGAGTTTAGAAAGATTAATGAATGAGGTTGAAAGGCATCTTGATTATACAAATAGTTATTTTGGAGATGTAAGAGCAGAAATTGAGAGAGAATTGAAAGATGTAAATGATGAAATAAGAGATCTTAAAGAAGAAATATCTACACTTGAAGAACAAAATATACTTCTTGAAGAACAAGCAGGAGAGCTCAAGAAAGAAAATGTTATGCTTAATTTTGAGTTAGCTGAAGTTACTAATCAACTAATACAGATAAGACATGAAAAGTGACTGGTTATATCAAGGAAAAGAATTTAATGAAGGTGATATACCTCAAGGGTATGTTGGCTTTGTGTATATGATGACTGCTATCATAGATGGTAAGTCTGTTGCATACATTGGTAAGAAGAACTTCTTTGCTAATGTAAAGAGACCTCTTGGTAAAAAAGCTCTAGCAATGTCCACGGACAAGAGACTTAAAAAGTACAAAAGGGAGTTAAAACCAGACTTCATGAACTATTACAGTAGTAATAAGATTCTAAAGGAAGCTCACAAAGCTGGAATACCAATCAAAAGAGAAATTCTTGTGATTTGTTCTACTCAGATGGAGCTGACATATCAAGAAGTAAAGCACCAGTTTCAATATGAGGTGCTTGAGAAAGAAGAATTCCTAAATGGAAACATTCTAGGAAGATTCTATAAAACAAAATAGTTATGACAGAAGTAGAATTAACAAGCCTCTTATTTAAATTGGCTGATTTAGGTATTACAGGTATTAAAGTAAAATATGATGGTGGAGGAGACTCCGGTTCTATTGAGTGGATTGGTTATACAAGAAAAAAGTGTGAGACTCCAGAAGATGTAAATGATAGGGTAAATGATTGGGAAACTGAATCTGCTTTAACAAATCTAGATCCAGACCTTTATTACCAAATTGAAAGATTTGCAGAAAATAAACTTCTTGATGACATAGAGGATTGGTGGAATAATGAAGGTGGTTATGGAGATTTATGTATTTGTGTTCCTTCAGGAAAGTATATCATAAACAACCACATAAGAGTTACTGAGACTGAAGATTATTTTCATGATGGAGATTTATTAAGTAAAACAGAAGAAAACTAATGGCACATCCAATACAGCATGCTAAGTCAGCAGCAAAGAGATTTGGCGGAAAATGGGAAGATTACATAGCTATTGAGGAGTGGTTTGATGAAACTAAAGCATGGATTGGACATAGTATGCATAGAATGTTCAGACACCACAGTGAAGGTATATTTGAATGTGAACAAAGATTTGGTATGACTATTACCAACTCTGATGGTAAAGATGTGTATGTAAGATATGTTGGAGAACAGCATGTCAAGGAGGATTGCAATAACTATATCCCTAGTGCAAAAGAATGGGCAGATATGATTGCAAGTGGTAAACCACAAGAGTGGGCAATAAAAACTTTAAAAATTGAAGACTAATGGGTAAAATGATTTTTGACAAAGAAGAAACAAGAAATTTATTAAACATGTTACAATCCTCTGATAGAGAGAATCATATTGTAGCATTTCAGGCATTGCAAAATGTTGATGTAGATAAATACATAGGAGAGTTACTTGTAATGTATAAGTTCTCTGGTGTACAAAGATCTGACTGGTCTGAGGCTGGGAAGAAAATACACAGTAAACTAGTGAATATAGTTGGAGAAAGTAATCTTAGTAGTCCAAGAACTCTTAGTCTTATTACAGCACAGAAGGGTTCTAGAACTTCAGTAGAGTTGTTTATGGAATACTTTGTCAGAGATATGACAAGCATGTTGGAACAAATTGGGTATCCAACAGATAGTTTTGAAATAAATATTAAACTAAAAGACAATGGACAAACAACAGAGTCTAAGTAAAACTGGTAAAGAGTTAATGTTGAAAGAGCCCTATTATGGGTTCTTTCTCATTATGTTGAATAAGCTATGGGACAGTAAAAGAGTTCCTACAGCTGGTGTGAGCAAGAATGGAATTAATTATCAGCTTACTATTAATACAGAGTTCTGGGAGAGTCTTAGTGAAGACCACAGATATGGGTTATTGAAGCATGAATTATTACATATTGCTTTTGGACATCTTACTACATTCTTTAAGTTTTCTAACAAGAAACTGGCTAATGTAGCTATGGATATGGAGATAAATCAGTATATAGATAAGCAATATCTACCGGAGGGTGGTATTGATATAGATAACTATACTGATATACAATTAGATAGAAGAGCAGGTGCCAGATATTATTATGACAAACTGAATCAACTTCAGGATGAAAAAGATAAAAATGGTACTTGTGGAGACTCTAATATGGATAAACTTCTTGACAATATAGAGAATGGTGACATACCTGATCATAGTACTTGGGAAGACTTTGAAGATTTAACAGAGGCAGAACAGAAGTTAATTGAAAAACAATTGCAGAAAGTTCTTACTGATGCTAAAGAGCAGACAGAAAAGAAAAGAGGGACTGTTCCTGGAGAGATAGAAGGACTCATAATAGTAGAAGAAATTGTTAAACCTAAATTTGATTGGAGAGGTTTTATTAGAAGATTTACTGGTACAAGTACTAAAGTATTTACTAAGAAGATTAGAAGAAAAGAAAACCGCAGATTTAGTGACAATCCGGGTCTAAAAGTAAAAATGAAACAGCATATGTTGTTAGCTATTGATACTTCAGGATCTGTAAGTGATTCAGAGTTGCAGGAATTTATGAGTGAGATATATCATATTTATAAATGTGGCGTGGATATTACTATTGTGCAGTGTGATACTATCATCCGGTCTATTGAATCTTATAATGGTAAGTTTGAAATGAAAGTACAAGGTAGGGGTGGAACTGAATTTGACCCTGTCCTAGAATATTTTAATGAAAACCTGAGAAAATATACAAGTTTGGTATATTTTACTGACGGTGAATGTTATACAAGTGTAAGACCCAAAGCAAATGTTCTATGGGTTTTGTCAGAAAGATCAAGTATGAATGATAGATTACCAGGCAAAGTAATTAAATTAGAATTATAAAAAAAAATAAAAGAGTATGAGTCAAGTACAATTAAATGTTGAAGAGTTAAAAAACTTCATTAAGCACATGGTTAAGAATAACCAACACATTCAGTCTGAAGGAAAAGTTCCTGTGGCAATTAATATTGAAGGTGATGCTGGTTTGGGTAAAACTTCTGCTATCATGCAGTTGGGTAAAGAATTACAAATGGAAGTTGTAAAGCTGAATTTATCTCAGCTTGAAGAATTGGGTGACTTGGTTGGGTTTCCTGTAAAAGAATTTCAAATACAAAATGTAGAAGGTAAGACTCAGTGGATTGGTGAGGCTCAAGTACCTGTTGCACTTCAAAAGGGTCATAAAGTTGTAGCAAAGAGAATGTCACATGCTGCTCCTGAATGGATTCAGGGTAAAGGAGAAGGTGGTTTCTTGATTCTTGATGATTATACCAGAGCTGATGCAAGATTTATGCAAGCTACTATGGAGATCCTAGATAGACAAGAATATGTTTCTTGGAAGTTACCAAAGAACTGGCATGTTATTTTGACTACTAATCCAGACAATGGTGATTATAATGTAACCAGTCTTGACGTAGCTCAGAAGACCAGATTTGTTTCTGTTGAATTGAAGTATGATGCTGATGTGTGGGCTAAATGGGCAGAAAAAGCAAATATAGATGGTAGATGTATTAACTTTATGTTGATGCACCCAGAATTGGTAACTCAAAGAGTTAATCCAAGATCTATTACTACTTTCTTTAATGCTATTAGTTCTATTCCTAAGTTTGAAGATGATCTTCCGTTGATTCAAATGATTGGTGAAGGATCTGTAGGAGTAGATTTCTCCAGCATGTTTACCATGTTCATTAACAACAAGCTTGACAGAATTATTAGTCCTGCAGATATACTAACTAAAGATGAGCAGTATGTAATGAACTCTCTTACTAATGCAGTAGGAAAAGATGATGACTTCCGTGCTGATATTTCTAGTGTAATTGCAACTAGGGTAATTAACTATTCACTCACTCTTGCAGATAA